ATAGCTGATGCCAAAACAAAAGCTGATCTTGAAAAACTTATGCAACAAAGGATAGCTGAAAAAGAAGCTGAAATACAAAAGTTTAAATCTGAAATAAAAAAAGAAAAGATAGATAATTCTTTGTTATCAGTTGCTTCAAAAAATAATGCTATAAATCCTCAACAAGTTGTTGATTTGGTAAAGAACCAAATAAGATTAAGTGATGATAATCGTATAGAAGTTCTTGATAATAATAATAACATTCGTTATAACCAAGCAGGAGAACTCTTAACAATTGAAGAAAAAGTTCAAGAGTTTTTAAAGGCAAACCCACATTTTTCGTTAAGTGGCAAGTCTGGAGTAGGAAGCCAGAGTTCTGTCGAAGGTAAAACTGTAAAACCATTTAATATTCAGGATTTAGACATGAGTAAGCCAGAAGATCGTAAGCGATATGCAGAATATCGTAAAGAACGAGATTCAAGACCTACTCAAATAAACTTAACAAATAAATAATAAGGAAACAAAACAATGGCAAACGAAAGCACAAGTTCTACACTATCGGAACTATACACAGAGATAGTGGCAGAAGCATTGTTCGTAGCAAGTGAAAGATCAATTATGAGACCACTTGTAAGAAACTATGCTGTAACTGGTGGTGGAAAGTCAGTTGAAGTTCCAATATACTCCGCAGTTTCTGCTGCCGCAGTATCGGAAGCATCTGATTTATCTAACACAGCAATCGACCCAACTTCAGTAACAATAACTTGTTCTGAAAATGGAATCATGACAACTCTTACTGATCTAGGTAGAAATGCAGCTCCAAGAAATGTAGCAGCAGATATTGGTAGATTATTCGGAGAAGCGATTGCAAAAAAAGTTGACACAGATTTAACTGCACTATTCGGTGGTTTTTCAACTACTGTTGGTTCAGCTTCAACTGCTATGTCAGCAGCGTTAATTTTCCAAGCAGTAGCAAAATTAAGAGCTGCTGGTGTTCCAGGAGAAAACTTAAATGCTGTGATCCACCCACAAGTAGCATTTGACTTGAAATCAGGTCTTACAAATACATTTGCTAACCCAAATCCAGGAGTTGGTAATGAAGCATTAAGAACTGGTCTAGTAGGTCAAATAGCTGGAGTGAACATATTTGAAACATCAAATATTGCAGACTCATCTGGTAATAATCCAGGAACAACTGGAGATTACAAAGGTGCTGTATTCCACTCTGACGCTTTAGGTTTAGCAATGATGCAAGACCTTAAAATTGAAACTCAAAGAGATGCGAGTTTAAGAGCAGACGAGATAGTAGCAACAGCAGTATATGGAGTTGGCGAATTAGACGACTCTAAAGGTTGTGAAATAGAAGCAGACTCATCAATCCAATAATAATTGGATTATTTGTGAGGGTAGGCAACTACCCTCACATTAAACAATGGAGAAGTTATGAATATAAAATTGACAAATGGTAAAAAAATTATAGTGAGATCAAAAATACAATATGAAGCAAACGTAAAACATTTTGAAATGAGAGGATTTTATCCAGTAGATTCAGAAAAAAAAGTTGCTTCAACTAAACCTAAGAAAAAAAAAGCGGAGTAAATAATGAGAAAATTTTTTAAATATATAATTTGTAAAATTTTGTGCATAAAAGAATGTATGTGCGGAAAGAAAAAATAAATGTCTAATTATACTGGAGCGAATGTAATCACAACATCTGATGTTCTTAAGTATCAACCAGATGCTTTTGATTTTGGAATATCTACAACTGCAACTGAAACTGTTAATTTTTTAGCACAAACAACAAATGATATTTTGAGAGAGTTAAGAACTAGATGGTTTCCAGTTTATAAAACAAATGTTTATACTGATATAACTGTTTTAAATACTGTTGAGATGGATAATACAAAAGTTAATTTAGATCAATTTGAAAGAGCTGGTGTTTATTTATTTCTTGGTAGATTTTATTTACCTGCATTATCAAAATTTAGACCAGAAACAGATAAAGATAGATTTGAAAGAATGGCAGAATATTATATGTCAGAATACAATAAAGAGTTTAGATTGATTCTTGAAGATGGAGTTGAATACGATTCTACTGGAGACGGCAGCATTGTAAGTAACGAAAGAGAACCTTTGCATGGTTCAAGACGATTAGTTAGATAATGTCTATTAAATTTAATATTAAAACAAATCAAAAAAAACTAGCAGCTAAATTTAAAAAGTTAGGTGCAAAATTACCAAGAATTATTGACAAAGGTGTTAAACAAGCTGGGTTTCAATTAGTTGAAATTATAAGAACAAAAACAAAAAAAGGTATAGATTTTAACGATAGTCCCTTTGCACCATATTCTGAGGGTTACTTAAATAAATTAAATCGAGAGGGTAAAAAGACAATAGTAGATTTATTTTATACTGGTCGAATGTTAGGTTCATTAACTCCATCATCTGTTAAAAAGACAGGCAAACATAAAGTTTCAATAAATTTCACAAATGCAGAAATGAGAAAAAGAGCATTATTTAACCAAGTATTGAATGACCCTAAAAGAAAATTTTTTGGTTTTAATAGTAGAACAGAAAAAATTATAAGTAAGCAATTCAAAAGATTTGTAGAAAAAGAGTTAAGGAATTTTAGAATATGAGTACAAGAGAAAACATAGCATCTAATTTACTTACCGTTATTAGTAATATATCAAGTCCCGATGTTAGAAAAGCAACTAGACAACCTTTTCCAATAGATGAACTATCACAAGCACAATATCCAGCAGTTATAGTTCAAACATCTGAAGAAACAAGAGACGACTCAGAATTAGGTAGTGGTGCAAAAACAAGACATGGCACTATTGATTTTGTTATATCAGGTTTTGTGAAAGGTGCAGAAACCAATATAGACACCAAAAGAAATGAATTGATAACAGCTATTGAAACTGCTATTGAAACTGATATTACTAGAAATGGTAATGCTTTGGATACAATGGTAGTATCTTGTGAAACTGATGAGGGTTCATTATTTCCAGTAGGTGCTATCAGAATGACTATTAGATGTATGTATGAGTATCAATCAGGAACACCATAGGAGAAAAATATGGAAAAAATATTAGATAAAATTGAAAAGAAAATAGAAAAAAAAGAAGAATATCTTGATAAAATTTCTATGCTTGATGAAGAAATCAAAGATTTACTTAATGAAGCTAGAGAATCTGTATCAGAACAAGATGAAGATTTTGATTATGATGAAGAAGATGAAGATATTGACGAAGAAGAAGAAAACTAATACAAGAGATTATTATGGCAAAAGATATAGTTTTATATAAAAGCGATCAAGTTGTTAAAATAAATGAAACTCAACTTGATAATTTTTTAGAACTTGGCTATAAGCTAGAAAAAGAGAAACAATCAACAAGTAAGAAGGACAAAAACAAATGGCAACACATCACGGAAAAGAAGGAGTCGTAACTGCTGGTGGAACTGGTATTGGAGAACTTACTGGTTTTACATTAGAAACTACTGGAGATGTTGTAGAAGATACAGCTTTAACAGATGCGGCAAAATCATTCTTAGCTGGAAGAACATCATTTTCAGGAACTTTAGAAATGAACTATGATGAAACTGATTCACCACAACAAACTTTAACAGTAGGAACTTCTATATCTTTTGTTTTATTACCAGAAGGAAATGATTCTGGAGATGAAAGTTTTACTGGTACAGGGATTATTACTGGAATGTCAGTAGCAAATGCTATGGACGCAGTAATTAGTAGATCAGTTACTTTTCAAGGTACAGGAACATTAACAAGAGGTACTGTCTAATATTAATTTATGTCAGTAATTGACCGAGTTAAAACTCATTTTGATTCACTTCAAACTATTAAGATTGAAGTAGAAGAATGGAAAGATGAACACGGCAACCCATCTGTATTTTATTCAGAACCTTTAACACTAGAAGAAAAAAACATTATCTTTAAAAAGTCTAGTAACTTCCAAGACTTAAATGTTCTTGTTGATTTGCTTATAATGAAGTTAAAAGTCAAAAATGATAAAGGTGATTTAATAAAAGCATTTCAACCTGAAGATAAATTTGCTTTAAGAAAAAAAGCAGATTCAAATGTTATAGCTACTGTTGCCAATAAAATCCTTGTAGATACAAACTACGAGGAAGCCGAAAAAAAGTAACTAGCGACCCAGATACGAGGTCGCTGTTAGTCATAGCAGACAGATTACATCTCACAATCCAAGAAGTTTTAGAAATGCCAGTAAGTCATTATAATCTTTGGTTAGCTTACTTGAAAAAAGAACAAGATGAGTATAAAACAAGAACAACACTAGCTGAAGCGAAAAGGTATAAAACATAATGGCAAATCAAAGACTTAATATAGATATAGTCGCAAAAGATAAATCTCAACAAGCATTAGGTAGATTACAAGGTAATTTACAAAAAGTTAAACAATCTGTATTTAATTTAAGAAATGCTTTTATAGGATTAGGTGCTGGTCTAGTTTTAAGAGGATTTTTTAATGCTGGTGTTCAAATAGAAAATCTTGAAGTTCAGTTAAATGCTTTATTTAAGTCAGCAGAAAAAGGTAAAAATGCACTTAAAACTTTAACAGCTTTTGCGGCAACAACACCATTTGAATTATCTAATATTCAACAAGGTGTAACTGCACTTGTTACTGTAAGAAAACAAGCTAAAGAAGCTGGAATATCATTTGAAGAATTATTAACTATTACAGGTAACACAGCAGTTATTCTCGGTGGAGATTTTGCTTTAGCCGCTTTACAAATTCAAAGATCATTTAGTGCTGGTATCTCTAGTGCAGAACTATTTAGAGAACGAGGTGTAAAAGCAATGGCTGGTTTCAAAGAGGGAGTCAGCATTAATGCTAAACAATCAGCAATAGGTTTGAAAAATGCTTTTGGTAAAAATGGAGAATATGGGAAATTAATGCAAGATTTAGCCAAAACTACATTTGGAACTATATCAAACTTAAAAGATGCTTTTTTTATATTTCAAGTAGATGTAGCACAAGGTTTTTTTGGTGCATTAAAAGAAAATTTAGGCGATCTTAAAAAGACAGTAGAAGCAAATAGAAAAGAAATTGCAGAGTTTGGTGCAATGATTGGAGCTGGTTTAAGTTCAGCTATACAATTTACAGCAAAAGCCGCTAAATTATTAAAAGATAATTTAACTCTTATTATTGAAACAGTTAAAATTCTTATAGCATTTAAACTTATAAAATTTTTCTATAATCTTTCAACCGCAATAATGGCGGCACGAGGTTCTATGTTGCTTTTCAACAAAGCAGTTAGAAAAAACTTATTAATAGGTGGTGCGGCACTTTTAATTTCACAATTAGATAAAATTATTAAAAAAATAAAAGAGATTAGAGGAATATCAGATGAAACAAATATTGATACAGAAACACAAAAACCTGTTATAGGCATAAAAAAACAAATACCTGAAGCGACAATGATTGATAAAATAAGGTTTCAATTTGAAGTTTTAATGAAAACAATAGAAGATGGTAACAAAAATAAACTTGAAAAATTTAAAGATAATTTTAAAAAAATAGGAGAAATTATTGGAACTTCAGTTAATGAGGGAATAACTAAAATGTCAAATGGTCTTGCAAGGTCAATAATTTTAGGAGAAAACCTTGCAGAAACATTTAGAAAAATGGCACAAGAATTAGCAGTAAGAGTATTAGGTGCAATTATTGAAATTATAGCAAGAAAAACTGTTGAATTAGCCATTGAGAGGTTAATTACAAAAGAAAAAGTAAAACAAGCTCAATTATCAAGTCAACAATCAATGGGAAGTACATTGTCAAGTGTATTCTCTTTTGCTACTAAATTTTTTGACAAAGGCGGTGCAGTAAGAAAAGGACAACCCGTTGTAGTAGGTGAAAGAGGAGCAGAATTATTTATACCAAATCAAACTGGACAAATTACACAAAGTGCAAGAGGTTTAGGTTCGAGTCCAGTTAATGTTAATTTTAGTATCAATACTATGGACGCAAGAGGATTTGAAGAAATGTTAGTACAAAACAGAGCAACTATATCAAGTATTATTAACCAAGCAGTTAATGAAAGAGGGAGTAAAAATTTAGTATAATGTCAGGAGCTTTCCCAATATCAACCGCAAAATTTGAAACTTTAGGTATAAGATCAATTCAAAAAACAATTATATCTAAATCAGATAGTGGCAAAAAATTAGCAAGACAAATAGATGGACAACGATTTGCTTTTACAGCTAGAATTATTACAGCTAAAAGATCAGATGTTTATGGAGACCTGATGGCTTTTATAATTAAACAAAGATCAGGAAAAGAAAATTTTACAATTATTCCACCTGAAATAGAAGATGCTAGAGGAAATGAAACTGGAAGTGTTTTAGTGAATGGTGTTCACGCAGTTGGAGATACAACAATAGCAATGGACGCTTTTGCTGGTAATGGTGATGGTCGTTTTAAAGCAGGAGATTTTATTAAATTTGCATCACATACAAAAGTTTATATGGTTGTCTCTGATGTAACTTCATCAAGCAATGCTGCAACTGTTACTATTGAACCACCTTTAATAACAGCGTTAGCAGATGACTCAGCAGTTACTTACGACAATGTTCCTTTTACTGTTTTTCTTACAAGCGACATTCAAGAGTTTGGTGTAGTCAATACAGATAATTCTGGCAATCTATTATATCAGTTTGAGTTTGATGTCGAAGAAGCAATCTAAAATTAAATATTGGCTTAATGTTGATATATTGGCAGAAGAAATAATTGATGAAGAAATTGAAGATGCTGATATGTTAAAATTGAAAAATTACGAATATCCAAGTAAAGATGCTAATTACATAGTTTTAGGAAGTATAAAAGTTAAAAGGAGAACAATAGAAGATGCCGAGAACATTAGCAACAGCATTACAAAACGAACTAGCAACAAATAATGTACAACCAGTACATCTTATTACTATTAGTTTCGGTACTCCCGTAAATATAACAGATGCAGCTTTTGACCTAACATCTTCAATATCTGGATCAAGCGTAACTTATTCTGCATCAGATTTTATAATGGGTATTTCTAATTTTACCGAAGAAACTGATATTACAAAACAAACTTTGGATTTGACATTATCAGGAGCAGATCAAGCATTTATATCAACTTGCCTAAATGAAAATGTTGTAAATGATGCAGTAACAATATTCAGAGCTTTTTTAGATGATAGTAATAGTATTATTGATAATCCTTTCATATTATATAAAGGAACAATAGATACATTTCAAATCTTAGAAAAAGATAAAGAGAGTAATGTTGTTCTAAAGATTGTATCTCATTGGGCAGATTTCGAAAAAACAAGTGGTCGTAAAACAAATAATACTTCTCAGCAGAGATTTTTCAGTACAGATGTTGGAATGGATTATTCTTCAGAAACGGTTTTAGACATCAAGTGGGGTAGAACATAATGCCATTTGGAAAAATTTTTAGAACTGTCTCAAAAGTTATTACTGCACCAATAAAAATATTTAGTAAAGCATTTAGTTGGTTACAACCTAAAATAGATATACCTGATTTTAGTGTAGGTGAATTTGATGATTTTGAAAAAGGCGTTTTACTAAATAAACAATCAAATGACGCTGCAATCCCAGTTGTTTATGGAACAAGACTTATTGGCGGAACAAGAGTTTTTTTACAAACATCTGGAACAGATAATGAGTTTTTGTACATGGCTTTAATTTTATCTGAGGGAGAAATAAATGCTATCTCAGAAATTAGAGTAGATGATAAAGTTGTAACATTTGATGGTTCTTTAGCTGATAACACACAAAGAGACGTAGCCAGTTCAGACTCTAATTTTTACAAAGATTCTGTTTCATATATTAGGATAGAACCTCATTTTGGAGCTGATGATCAAAGTGCATCTAGTTTATTATCTACTTTATCAAGTTGGGGATCAAATCATAAATTATCTGGAATTGCATATTTAGCTCTAAGGTTTAAATGGAATCAAGATATATTTGGCACGGTTCCAAAAGTGCAAGCTATAATACAAGGTAGAAAAGTATCAACATTTAACTCAAGTTCTGTTGAAACAACTGGTCAGTTTTCTTCTAACCCTGCGTTTTGTTTATTAGATTATTTAAGAAACGAAAGATTTGGAAAAGGTTTAGCATTAACAGATATTGACATACCAAGTTTTGTTCAAGCAGCTAGTGATTGTGAAACACAAGTAACTCCCTTTTCTGGTGGGAGTGATATTAACGTATTTGATTGCAATGCTGTCGTAGATACATCACTAAAAGTAATTGATAATGTAAGAGAGTTTTTAAAAGGTTGTAGAGGTTATCTTCCTTATACTAGTGGGAAATATAAATTAATTATTGAAAAAACTGGATCGGCATCTGTTACTCTTACTGAAGATGATATTATAGGCGGATTCAATTTACAAAGCGCAGATAAGAATAATAAATATAATAGAGTTATAGTTAGTTATGTAAATCCAGCAAGAAACTATCAAGTTGATGAAGCTCAGTTTCCACCAATAGATGATTCTGGTTTGTCTAGTGCAGATCAACACGCAAATATAAAAAGTGCTGATGGTGGTTTTTTACTTGAAGGTAGATTTGATTTTAAAAATCTAACAAGCACTTATCAAGCAGAAGAAATGGCAGAGGTAATTTTAAGAAGATCAAGAGAAGCATTGAAAATTGATATTAATTGTGGTCTAGAAGCATATCGTTTGGAAATAGCAGATATTGTTGGAGTAACACACGCATCATTAGGTTTTTCTGCAAAAAATTTTAGAGTTATTGGAATGACCTTCAACGAAGATTACACTATTGGTTTATCTTTAGTAGAACATCAAGATTCACATTATACATGGGCATCTAAAACCCAAGTAAGCTCAACGCCAACAACAAATTTACCTAATCCATTTGCAATTCAAGCACCAGCATCTATTACACTTTCCGATGAATTAATAGAATATTCAGATGGTGTTGTTATTACTAGACTTAATATTTTAGTTGGAGCAAGCACAGATCAATTTGTTCAATATTACCAAGTTGAAGCTAAACAAAGCACAGAATCAGATTTTAAAATTCTTGGTAAAGCAACTCAATTAAATTATGAAATGCTTAATGTTGTAGATGGCAAAACTTATGATGTAAGAGTCAAAGCTATAAACGCATTAGGTATATCATCTTCATATATTTCTTCTTCACGAAAAATAGTAGGTGCAACAGATACACCTTCAGATGTTCCAACTTTAGCTGTATCTATGACTGGGTCAGATCAAATGCAGCTTCAATGGACTCCAGTTACAGATTTAGACGTATCTTTTTACACAATTCGTTATCAAGATGTAACAAGTAACGCAAATTGGAACGCATCAACTAATTTAATACAAGTTGCAAGAAGAAAATCAAATAGTGTTACGGTCAATGCAAGAACTGGTGCTTTTTTAATTAAAGCAGTAGATAAATTAGGAAATGAATCAGCAAATGAAACAATAGTTTTTACAAACATTTCAAGTCTTGAACATTTTGAAAACATTTCAACATTAAATGAAGAAGCAGCCGATTCTGTTACTGGACGACAATTTTCTGGAACATTTGATGGTAATGCTGTTGAAGGCATGGATTCATCAGACATTCATATAGCAACTCTCGATACTATTACATTGTTTGATAGCACAGTTGGAAACTTTGATAGTGCAGAGGGTCTTTTCGATTTAGGTGGTACAGATACAACTTCCAATCCTACTAACGCAACTGCAAATATTGAATCTTCAGGTTTTTATATTGGTTCAAATACATTTTCTTTAGATGCTATTTACGATGCAACCTTTCAAGCAACAATAGATATGGTTTCAAATGATTTGTATGATTTATTTGATAGTGGTAGAGGTGCATCTTTATTCGATGATGCAGTAGCACCTTTTGATGGAAACTCGGGAACGAAAGTAAATGCTTTTTTACAAGTAGGAGCTAGTACTACCTCTTTAGATGATATTTCAACTTTTATTGATATTTCTCAACAATCCACCATAAAAGGTAGATTTTTTAAATTTAGATTGAAATTAACAAGTGATGATAATAAAGCTAGACCAGAAGTATCTAAAATGCAGGTAAAATTAGTATTAGAAAAAAGACTTGAAAGTTCTGAAGATATTGTTAGTGGTGCAGGAGCAAAAGCGATCACATTTACAAATGCTTTTTTTGCAACTCCCGCATTAGGAATTGCAGCACAAAATATGGTAAGTGGCGATTATTATGCTATAACAAGTAAATCAAAAACTGGATTTACTATTACTTTTTTCAATAGTTCTAATTCTGCTATCGACAGAACTTTTGATTTTGTAGCAAAAGGACATGGATTGAAATCTAGTAGTTAATGAGATAAAAGGAAGAATAGGAGAAAAAAATTGAGTCAAGTTTCAGATGTATCACTAGCGAATCAAGGATTTAGTGCTTTTAGAACAGAATTAAATAATATTCTTGGAGCATTAAATTCAAATCATATAGGAAGTTCAGCACCATCAAGTATTGCTCAAGGAGTTATTTGGGTAGATAGTTCTGTATCAGGAACACACACTTTAAAATATTATGATGGATCAGATTCTATAACTTTATGTAATATTAACACTTCAGCAAACACAGTTGATTTTATTGATTCATCAGTTTCAACAGAATTAGTTAATGACACATCTCCACAATTAGGTGGAAATTTAGATACCAATTCACAAAACATTTTAATAGACGATGCACATTTTATTGGTGATGAAAATGGTAACGAACAAATTATATTTCAAACCACAGCTTCAGCAGTAAATGAATTAGAAGTTACAAATGCTGCAACGGGCAATGCACCTTCTATTGGAGCAAGTGGAGAAACAAATGTTGATCTAAAAATTTTACCCAAAGGAACTGGTGAAATAGTTATTGGAACTGGATCAGCATCGGCAACTTTAACTACAAATGGAACACACGATTTAGTTTTAGATACTAATAAAGGCACAAACTCAGGTTCAATAACAATAACTGATGGAAGTAATGGAAATATCACCATTGCACCAAATGGTTCAGGAAATATTGTACTTGACGCATTAACTTTTCCAAATGCTGATGGATCAGCTAATCAAGTTTTAAAAACAGACGGTTCAGGTGCTTTATCTTTTACCGATCCTGGCGGTGGAGCTATGAATTTGATTAGTACAACAAATATAAGCGACGCTGCAACAGTTTCTATTACTGGTATGGACAGCACTTATAAGCATTACAAAATGATCCTTACTCAACTACACCCAGCAAATGATGGTGTTGATTTACAAGGCAGAGCAATTGTAGGTGGGTCTGCTCACACGGGTTCTTCTTCATATTTTAGTATAGTAGAGCATTCAAGAACTGGAAATGCTAGTGCTGAATTTGATAATCAAGAATCAAAATCTTTTTGGAACTTTAATCATTCAAGCGAAAATATTGGAAACGCTAATTCAGATTGTGTAAATGTAATTATTGATATATTTAATCCATCAGATACGACTTTTGAAAAACTAATTAGAACAGAAATTAATTACACTCATGCTGCTGTTCATGAGCAGTTTTCAAGAGGATATGGAATCAACACATTAAGATTAACTTCTGCTTTTACTGGAATACAATTTTTCTTTGATAGCGGGAACATTGCGACTGGGACTATAAAATTATACGGATTATCGTAGGAGAAAAAATGAAGAAACAAATTAATAACACTATTATAGACATGACCCCAGCAGAGATTTCTGCAAGAGAAGAACATGAAAGAGAAATGAATGATGCAAAATTTGGAAAAAGATTAGCTGGTTTTAGAATTAAAAGAAATATTTTACTTCAAGAATGTGATTGGACAGATTTACCAAACGCACCATTAACAGATGAAAAAAAACAAGAATGGCTTGATTATAGACAATCGCTTAGAGATGCAACAGAAGGATTAACAACTGTTAATGAAATCAATTCTTACGAGTTTCCAACAAAACCATAATGAATTTTTTAAAATAACCTTAAGTTATAATTATGAAATTATCAGCTAATTTTACATTATCAGAACTTACTAAATCACAAACAGCAGTAAGAAAAGGAATACCAAACAATCCAAACGAAGATCAAATAGATAATCTTAAATTATTAT